AGCCCCGGCCAGCCCGGCTGTAGCCTGGGTTAAAGACCGCCTTTGAGGCATCATAAATCCATTCATCGTTTCCTCCCTCCAAAAGCGCCAGCTATATTTGTGCCAGCACCAATCAGATCCATAAACATGTTCCAAGGTGCCTGGCTTCTTGCTGCCCCTGTCTGACCGAGTCCGAGTAATGCTTGAGACATTCCGGCTCCAGCCTGTTGCCCAATATCACCCATTCCGGTTGCTGCCCCTAATCCCTGCCCGGAAATGTTGGCCATGCGGTTGTAGTAGTCAGCTTCCCGGCCATATTCGGCTCCAAATCGTCTCCATGGATCATCCTGCATATATTGCCATGATTGGTAGTCAAAAGGTAACTGGGATTGATATAAGTCTAATTGTCTGTCGCCCTGCTGCCCCAATAACTGGCCTTCAGTGGCATATCTGTCAAGCCCGTACTGCCCGCCGAACTGGCTTTCATCCTGCTGCATGCCTTGTAATTGCATCATCGGATCCTGGTATGCCTGTAACCCGGCTAAATCAAACCCTTGCTGTTGCCCCCAGATATCGGCCTCCCGGCCTTTGGCACCCTCATAAGCCTGTAAACCAAGCTCAGCGCCCCGGAGATCTCTTGTCATGCCTCTCTGAGCCGCACTTTCATAAGCCTGGGATGCTAAAGGTTCTCTCAACCCGTAAGCCTGTAAACCCCTTCCTGCGCCGCTCTCATAAGCGCCTTGACGTAATGGCTCTTCTAAACCGTACGCCTGTAAGCCGCGCCCAGCACCACTTTCAAAAGCTGCTTGCTTGGCTGCTTCTTCTGCCATATGCCTTTGGTGGGCTGCCCCGTACTCTTCAGATGCTAAACCCTGCAGAAATCTGGATTCATCTTTAAAAGTTCTTCCGGAGTCCCGGCCTCCCTGCCTGGCTGCCTGGCGTTGTAAAGCCTCCAAACCAGCTTCTTTTCGGAATTGATACCCAGGATCAGCCTCAAAGTTGAAATCCCCTCTCTGGTACATTCCACCAGTGTCCGCGCCTCTAACATTATAGACACCCCCTGGGTCTACCTGGCCTGGGCTGTACATTCCCATTCCCCGGCCTAGATTAACGTTATAAGGGGTCTGGGTGGGTGCCTGAGTGGGTCCCCAGCGTTCCGGGGTAAAACTTGGATTCCATCCCCGGTATTCTGGAGCCATCCCGGGCCCGTACTGAGACATATCAGGAGCATCCATCATTTGGTAAGGGCTGGATTTTCCTGGTAAAGGAACATCATAAATCCTATCAGCCATATCCGGGAGTTCTCGGGCTATGTTTTGACCGCGTTCAATCCAAGGCGCAAGGTTTTGCTGAGTTTGCCCCCATATGTCACGTTGGAGGTCAATGCTTTGTTCGTATGCGTCCTGGAGTGGTTTGAAGTCGTCTGTGGGGTCAATTAAATCCATAATAGGCTCCGTTACTGGTCCTATCACTTTATTAACCCCGCGGCCAAGCCCTGAACTAAGCCCCTCACCACTATATATGTCGCCCATAATAACATCTTCAGCAAAACCGCCTAGATTTATACCGCCTTCTTGTCCTGTCCAAAAATTTTTTCTCCAAGGTCGCCATTCAATGCCCATTTTTACCTCCTGTTATTTTACTGCTTCTGCAACTTCCTGCTGTTTTGCTGCAACCGGGGTATTATTTACAGGCTGCTGCCGTCTAGCAAGCTCCTGCTCAATAATCTGGACTTGCCTTACTAATGTATCAGACTGTTTCATCATTTTGTAAGCCGTAGCCTGTAATTGTTCTTCTGTGGCTTCCTGTAAATTAATTTGATTCATTACTACTCCTTTTTGGTTTATATGTCGTTTCTCAGTTTATTCACCGTTGCACTGTAATCGGCCTGGGAAACTGCTTGGTTCTGTGCAAATTGATATAATTACAAATCCACGTCGATTATTTCTTTCCATGCGTCTTTCATTTTAACAGCCAAGGGTGCGCACAAGTTATCTAAATAATTATAAACTTCCTGTGGCGTCCATTCCTGTGCTTTAGCTTGTCCCAAATAAGTAGTATTAGCATATGGAACAACCGCCCCTCCATTTTTACCCCTGGCTGTTATTTTTAGAATACCGGCGTAATAATTAATGCTGCCGCCCACCTCTTCACTTGCCCACGGGATAATTCTTACCAAAAAACTGTCTACTGAATCAACTGAATAATTTTTAGACATTATGCTCCTTTATGTATTTTACTTCTATCATAATCAAGTAGTTAATGTTGGCGTTGCAACAGCTTCTAACCTTCCGTTTGTTGAATCATAACAAAAATATGCGCTTCTGCCTGCTGGGATACTCCACACAGATGCATCCGATTGATCTACTGGATCAGTGTCTATCTTAGCAGCTACACCACCATCGTTTTCCTCATTAATCACAAACAATACTTGCCCATCGACCAAATCACTGAAACTATAATAATCGTCTGTGCCTGCTCCACTTGGATCAACTATTACTCTTGTATAACCTTCAACTGAATCTTGAGAAGACCTAGCATTAGCAAGACTGGAAGCCCCTGTGCCTAAGTCTGTCCTACCATCAGAGCCAAGAACTATGTTACCAAGAAATTTATGTTCTGAATTGGAATTTATCCTATCATCAGCTGATAAATCAAGTTCCCCTGTTGTCTCTGATTTTATTACAGCCTCTTCCCCATTAATATACAATTCCCCGCTCACCTGCCAGCCTATATTGTGTATATGGGTTATTGTTTGATCCTGGTCGTTGCCACCGTAGATTACTGCACCGTCAGCTAGGTGAACATTCAGGAATTCATTGGTCGTTGAGCCAACATTTGCGCCACCCGCTGAAGTAGGGTAGATATCCCCACCTGTACTTATTCCTGCTGTGGCTGTTATTAGTCCGGTGCTTTCTGTTGTGCCTCCAAATTTAACAGCACCGGAATCGACAAGTATAGCATAATTGTTTTGACCCTCTGTTGGTGCATTTCTAATAAGTAAGGTAGAGGCGTTGATTATCACTCCACCGCCGGTTAGATTGTTGGTTATTTTTGGCTCATCTAATCTTAACTGAGTAATATCGGCAATTGTGTCTTCGGCTGTTTGTGTTGTTATAGAAGCAGTAGACCAAACCCCACTTAATACAGATGTAGTGCCTGGCACACCTGTCAACGTTCCACTATTAAATAGCATTGAACAGTAAGGATTTGATCCATCAGTCGTAAAATCGCTACCAAATTGCATTCTATATTTACCGCTCGCTACATGGCCTATAGAATGAGGCCCCTCACCACTTACTGTGAGATTGCCTGCTATAGTCACATCATCAGGAAGCCCAACAGTCAAAGTTTGTCCGCTTGCACTGGTTTCTATTTCACTAGCAGTGCCAGCAATGGTAAATGTTTGAGAATCAAGGTCTACAGCTCCGGTTCCTGCATCCCCAGCGAAATCTAAGTCTTGAGCAGTTATCTGGGTATCAACATAAGTTTTCACGGCTTGTTCTGTTGGAACGGCATCGTCTGAATCGCCAGCTAAAGTTCCATCCGTACTGAACTCATTTATGGTAGTTCCAGATGCTAAACCTAAAGTGCCGCTAACAGTTAGATTATTTGAGAATGTAGCATTCCCCCCAGTCAGTATTACAAACCTATCAGTTCCATGTTCCTGGATTCTGAAGTCAGTGGTGCCGGAGTTGAGGAGGTCGTAGTCAAAAATCCAATCGGTTAGGAACTTCATCCCTACATCAAGCGCATCACCCTGTTTTAAATAAACGTCGTCATTTGGCATTTCACAAGATTTATCAGAATTAATCGCAAACCCGTCTGCAACTGTTGCCGTGCTTGTAGCTGTTTGGAATACTATTCTTGTTGGGACTCTAACACCAGAATTTCCATCTTGCTGGAATAAAATCTTAGCCCCTAAATCTATATTTCCACCGCTGTCCACACCTTTTGCTGAGAAGCTAAAAAGTTTTTCCCCGTCTATGGTTGTAGTATTAGTGCCGATAACATTTGAATGTGACTTTGCCCCCTCAAAAGCAGCGTTGACATTAACATTAGTATTATAAACAACCCCTCGTATCTGCTCATTGCCAGTTGTTCCGACTACATTCAAACGTTGGTCAGAGGGCGAATTTTCGGGACCAATAACCACAGTATCGTTAAACCGGCTATACCCACTACCAACAAGATGTTCAAAAATTGTATTTGTGCCGTCATATTTAAAACCAAAATCATTTGCTTCACCAACCGTTAAATAAGCGTCATCATTGCGCACGGAGCAAGTTTTGTCACTACATATAACAAAAGCGTCCGCGACTGTCGCTGTACTTGTAGCTGTTTGGAAAATGATGTCTGTTGGAACACGTACGTCAGCAGCGCCGTTTTGTTGAAAAAGTATCTTTGCGCCGAGATCCTTGTTACCGCCGCTATCCACGCCTTTAGCGCTAAAACTGAATAATTTTTCCCCATCCAAAGTTGTCGCGTCTGTTCCTATTGTATCGCTATGAGATTTTATTCCTTCAAAAGCCGCATTCAGATTAGAATTTGTACTGTATACCACGGCCTGTATTTGCTCATTACCTGTAGTGCCAACCACATTTAAAGTTTGATTAGTGTCGGAGTTGGCAGGACCTATAACAACGTTACCAATAATTGTCGCTGTACTGCCATCAAAAGTTAAATTAGCCTCAGCGTTTAAATCCCCAGTCCCCAGTGCAGTAACTAACCGATTATCAGCATCATTATTTATTGTGACTTTCTCGGCCAGCTCTGCCAAAGTCTTAGTCCCGGTAACAGCATCCGTAAACGTCATGTTACTGGATCCGTCTTCAGTTATGTAGGTGTTAGCGTCGTTTATGTCGTAACGTGGGGCGGTTGTTTTTAGGTTAAACGTCCACCCTGTTGCACTACTTGTAATAGTGTTGCTTTGGTCATCTTGGCCATATATTATAGCACCCTGGCCTAAATATATATCTGAGAACTCAGAGCCTACCGCCCCAATAGCGTAGACATTTGGATCATCGGCTATTACGTTGTTTTTGCATAAAATACCGTCTGTAGGGTCAAGCGTTATTGCTACGGTAGATGCTCCAGACATCAAAATAGTTTTTGCGTTTGCTTCATTTGTGCCTATAAAAAATTCGAGATCGGTGTATCTCCAATATAATTTCGCTGCCGCATTATTCGACGGTGAACCAAAATACATCCTGGAATATGCGTTATCGGGAGCTAATATCGAAATCCCATCAGAGCCGTTCATTTCAAATACTGCAACATCAGCCTCACTTGAAGCGGATACCGATCCGGCAGAGCCTTCAATTACATGCAATATCCCATCAGTATGGTCGCCGCCTACACCAAGCAGGCTATTAATTTTGTGTGGACCGCTACCGTTTACGGTTAGAGTATCACTTATATCCACATCGCCATTTATATCAATAGTGGGGGTTGCTATTTGTATCTCTGTATCTGCAACTATATCAAGTTGTCCATCAACAGAAGAATTAATATATATATCTGTGTCATTAAAATACAGTTTTCGATTATTATAGACTTGAGCACCGGCACTAGTGATATTTATAATATCCGTTTCGCCTGCACTTAATAATATTCTAACTCCTGAGTAAAGAAATATATCCCCGTCACCGTCGTATGTTGATAGATATAAATCATTTGAATCATTTGAATGTATAAATACATTTGTGTTGCGGAAATACAGTTTATTGTCAGATGTTATTAATTGGTTTCCGGCAACTGTTAAATCCTGGGAAGGTGAGTTAGTCCCTATTCCAAGTCTGTCGTTTGTATCATCCCAGAAAAAATTAACGTTGTCCTCTGTTATTCCATTTGTGCCCTGAAATGCAACACTCCCCGGAGTAAGACCAAAATCTATATTTCCTGTTATATTTATATCATTCCCAACCGTTAAATCATTGATAATGGTCACATCATCCGGCAGACCGATAGTAAGCGTTGTGGTACCAGACACTTCAATTTCATTAGGGGTGCCTGATACTATTGAGCCGATTGTGGTAAATTCAACAGCGCTCTCGGAAGTGTTTACTCTGAGTAATTCTAATCCCTGGGCAGAATAAGAGGATGGAGTATCCGACAATCTTAAAAATGTTCTACCAGTGTCCCTTTGCTCTTGATATAATCCCCTAAACCATACCGCCCATGTGCGGTCACACATCCCCGTTTGGTCTGTTATTCGCTGTTTAATGGGCGGAGGTACGGTGTCCAGAGGCATAATCACCTTCCCTCTATATGCGCCGCGGAAATAACCACTTTTACCGGGTCACTGATAACTATTTTAGGAGTCCATGTATCAAGTACAGAGCCTAACATCCACCATTTAACCCTCTGGTTATGTTTTCCCATTGCACCAATATCCGCCCAATGTTCGTTACCAAAAGTATGCCCCCTGTCTGTGGAGAATTGCAGCATGGCTTTAGGATCTGAACCTTGACCAGTATTCAACCCTACCCCAGTTTCCATCTCCAATTGAAATGATTTGATAAACAGCCGTTTCGTTCCGTTTTTAACGTGGGGGAGAATTACTGTGCGCTGGATTTCCTGCCCGTTATCAGTGTAGGTGTCTAAATCAAGCTCAAATATCTGCCCTGTCTGATAATCCCCCACGTAATCTTTACCATTAAAATGACATTGCACATGCCCTCTTTGACGTTCAAAATTATTAGTGATAGCATTTAAATATCCACGCCTATGCCGCATCCCCGTAGTTAAATCGAACGCCCATGACTGATCAGCTATCGGGAAATCAAGTAAATAAAACGAATGTCCTTCCTGCTGATATGTCCAGGATGTCGCATCGGTCAATGTTGAGAATGTATTAAATACATAACTCATTCCGTGATCTGTGATTGGTGTTACATTATACCCATCCGCCATGAACGCTTGGCCAGCTCCCTCCTCATTTTCACCTAACCAAAATAGGGAATTTCCAAGCCTTTCCACACTTCCGGCGGCAACACACCCAATCTCCCCTTCCGCTCCCTGGTGTTTCTCAAAAGGGAAATCGGCGTTTCCTGAATTATACCAAATTTCATAAGAATTATCTTTTAGAAACCATAATTCGTCCCTATGTGATATAACCGCCACAATATAGCCGGGTTTACCGTCGGCACTGGAGTAGTCTAAACTTGACCAGGATGTTGCGTTATCAACAGCAGAGATAAAGAAATCATCACTATTGGGGAAAGCTACAATTATGTACCCGTCCTGGCTAGTTACCCATTGGGGTCCTTCATAACCATTATCAGAGATGATTGTGTTTAGTTCAGTGAGCTCCGCTACAGAAGATAGATCAGTGTAATAAACAACTGTGTTTCCGTCAGCAATTACTATCTGAGTGCCGTTGTCGGCCATCCGCACAACACCGTTGGTGGTTCCTATGGTTCCAATGCTAGTAGTGTTTCCATCCGTGTCTATGGTATAGACAGTATTCCCTCCCACGGCAACAAACGTACCGTTAGCAGCCCGGATCATTCCCCTAACAGGGGTATTACCGAGAGTAGCGAAAAGTGATGTTCCTGGGGTGCCTATTAACGAATAACTAGGATTCCCAAATTGGTCTACGCCCGTGGCTTCAGGATATAAATTTATCCGTTCCTCTGCTGTGAGGTTTACTGACCGTGTTTTTAAATTCCGCGTTACTAATGGGATCTGCATTATTCATCCGTGTATACATTGTAAGAGTGTCGTCTTCCTGCTACCCCTGAATCCAAATGAGTGGTTCCGCCTTTATTGTTAGCAGAACTGATAAGATTAAGTGCTGTCCACGCGCTTCTCTGTAAATCCTTCGATATTGCCTGCCCATATTCAATGCACAATTCTTTTGCCAGATTCATCACCACCGCTTGTTTGTATCCTGTTGGCAGATTAACTGTCCCTGCCAGTGTCATGGCGGTAAATTGTTTCCATGAATATATCACTGCTGTGAGAGAAGACGTAGGGATGGGATGCAAATTAATCACACCATTCGGGTAGGTTTTATCATACCAAAATCTATCCGGCCTGGTGCTAGTCAATGTCTTATCGGTTATACCCGCCCATTCCGTGGCGCTGCATTGATGAAGTTTGTAATTATAATTATTGGAGTCTCTCACATTCAACTGGACAATTTTTACCGGTCTGTCGGTGTCCCATGTTGCGCCGTCACCTATTGTGTAACTCCCCGTACTGGCTGTTATGGTCTGGGTCTCATCTACTATCTCATAGACTATTTTCCCATCATTATTCCACAATTCCAGCATATCATTGCAGGTTTCCAGTGCATCATTTGCCATATCATAATTAGGGGTTTCCCCAACTGCTAATACGCCGGCCTTTTTTAGGGCTTTTTTGACGTAATCCTCACCGGTAGCCATAACCCATCCTTCCCATCGAAGCCATTCTATTCCAAGGGCTGTAACCGCCCATCATACCACCATAAGGATTATTTTGCCTTTGTTGATATCCCTGCATCATCCTATTATATCCTGCCGGATCAGATTGTGCAGCAATAGGATCAACCCAATCAGGATATTGACTTTGATTTTGTGTCCTTGTTTGTGCTAATTCGTTTGGAGCACCTTCCACAGGCCGTCCCAATCCCGGTACAGAAGGTTGTTGTTGCCTGAAACGATCAGCGAACCCTTGCATCATTTGGCCTCTGTCTCTGCCACCCTGAGCGGAGCGCATCCGGTTTCCATATAATCCGCCATAAGGGCTATAACCTCCATAACCGCCCATCATACCAGGAGAATAACCACCCATCATCATTCTACCACCACGTGAACCCGCAAAATATGGATTTCCTGAAAAATAACCGCCATAAGCCATCACAACCTCCTATCTGTAGCCATGTTTCTCCCGCCACTGGTCAAATGCCTTAGTAGGGATACCCTTCCTCAAAGCTTGTTTCTTTTGATAGATAGCCTCAAAATCCCTTATCTGTGTGTCAAGGGGAGGAATGTCATTTATTTCTTGATCCTGTTCAGGTTCTGGCCTTGTGTAATTGGTTGCAGGCTCTGGCTTTTTCCCCAGATACCTGTCAGGCAGCCCGGTTATATGGGCATGAGATTCATCCCACCCTTCGGCTTTTGCTCCAATATAATGGGCCTCATCTGTTACAATTAGATAGTAATTTTCTTTATACAAACATTTTGGAAAGTTCATATTTCCCCCTTATGTTAATGCAATTTCCTGAAAAATAATAGTCAGACTTAATGTTGTGTCTGCAGTATCGGATGTCATTCTCACAGAATAATCTTGGTTCCTGGTTAATATGATCGGGCACCCAAGATTTATAAGAGCCATTCCTGCGGTGTTACCCTGGCCGGTATCCTCGCCATATATGACCGTTCCGTCTGCAATAGCGGCATCTGTTGATACTGCGTTTGCTACCCCGTCCTCATCAGTCACTACAGCCCCATAATTAGCCCTGGAAGCCTCTCTATTGAGGTTCTGGATAGCTTTTTCCGTCCCCGAGCCAACTGTGATAGTAGGGTTCTCAATAACCGCTAGGTCTCCGCCTGCAAAGTCAGCCCCACTTACAGAGCCAATAACATACATATGGACAGTTTTGCCGTTATTAGCCATTGTGGGCACTTTAAACGTAATGTTAATGGTTCCGTTTGCGGCGTTACCTTCCTTCCGGTAGGTAGCCATAAACACATTGCCTTCTAATGTACTAAACATTTTTTCTCCTCTTCAAAAGGTTTATCCAGCCCAACAATAGGTTTAACGTGTTTCGAGTCTGGATTATTTATTTCTTGGTTTAAATATTGTTTGTAGTTACCTACCGTTGCGTAATGTCCTAAATGTTCAAAAGTAATATCCGTATACCCCCAAACTTTGCCTCCGATATCCCGCCACCGCTTGCAAAACATCATGTCTTCACCATAATCTTGTTTTGCATCGTGCCATCTCTCAAATAGCATGGGAAAATTATCTATGGCTGGGTGCCTAAGATGGTCATACTCTTTGACCATTGTCTCTACACAATTCCGGGAAAGCATTATAAATGCCCCACCCACATTAATCATTTCAATTATGCTGTCATGTGGGTTCTGTCCGTGTTCCGGGGAAGCTGCAAAAGCCTGGTCATTGACTGCTCTTTTAAGGGGCCCGATGCCTCCAATAAAATCCTTACCAACCTTCATCATCTCAATAGGTGCCTCATATGGTTTCCATGCCATGTCATCGTCAATTTGCATTACATGGGTATAGGGGTTATCTATTGAAGTTCCCTCATTTTCGTAAAATCTTTTTAGGATGTAATTTCGGGGTATGTCTGGGAATGAAGAATTTCTAAATGTGTCCATAGTTACTTCCACACCACACCCAAGAAACCCGGCAACCATAACCGCCACACTATCCACCAGACCAATATAACACCGCTCGTCTCTGGAAGGGAAACCAATAAAGATATGATTCCCCCTCAGAGAAGCAGTTTTGTTCACATTATCAGTAACATCCTCAATACGTTTGAGAACGTCACTGATAGGAGCGGATTTCTCCGCCCCTGCTGCAAGGTTTATCCTCATGAACCGTGCCAGAGTCCTTTAGCGGTCAGATAACCAGCGATTTGGTTAACCAGCGCTTTGTTAGCAGTAGCAAGGCTCTGCAAGGATGCCACAAGAGCAGATCCAGAAGTAGCGCCAGCAGTAATCGTAATTGCCGCCTGTCCACTGTCAGTGCTCATGCTCGTTGGTGTGTGTCCGTGGAAAGCAAGTTTATCTGTTGAATACTCACAAATAATCAGGCCATCCGGGCATGCAGTGATGTAATCGTAATTAGTAGCCATTTTTTACCTCCTTTCTTAGGTTCTGGCTGCGCCAGGTAAAAGACAAGCCAACTGGTGGTACATTGTCCCGCAACCGAACAATACATCCATCCTGGTGACCATTTTATCAGCGTCTTTGTCGTATACTTCGAGCATCCTGACAGATATACCGTCCTTAGAAGCCCTAGCACCCCAAACACCGCGAGGCATATCAAGGTCAGCAAATGCGACCGTGAATGCATCAGGGTGAAAGCAGATGTTGTATGCATAAGACTCAGAAGCAGTACCCTTAAACACTAGAGACGCGCCGTCAGCCGGGATTGTATTCACGGTTTTATAGGCTCCAGTAGTGCGCAGAGGCTGCTGGACAGGAATGCTTGTGGCATTCGCGGCTTGGCTGGTCTGGCAGCAGAAAGTATACAGATGTTGTAGTGTCTGGTCATTGTCGGGGTTTACACCGTTCGTTCCGGCAACCTGGAAAAGATCACCCTTGAGAACGGTACCCGTCCCGGTATCCACCGTCAGAGTAGATCCACCCTCAGCAGTTGCCACATTGATGTCAAAATTGGCATCATAGCTGCCGCAAGTGTGATTCTTGACCTGGGCAGTGGTGTTCCAATCAAAACCATTCCATTTCCCCAGACTTCCTTTGATATTGTCTCCGCCAATCGTCTTTTGAGGATTGAAAAGTGCCTTCAGAGCATCCTGGATTGTGGCGGTCATGAGAGGAGACGCAACCATTATGAGTTCATCTTCCGGGCATCCATAATCCATAAGCAGAGCCTTAGCTTGCCCAAGAACAAGGTGCGTTGCCGGAGTGGTTCCGTGCGTACCAACAAAGTTACCGATAGTTTCAGTCATATCCATGGTTTCGAAGTCTACCTTCGCAGCCAGTTTGGACATAGCCGGGGCACCGATATCTTTTGACCAATCATCCAGTTCCATTGTGTGTTCAGCACTGGTCATGGATGTATCAATGTGCCGTTGTTTATCAACCGTCAGGGTCTCATATTCCTGTGCAATGTCTTGTGGATCAAGAGCAGCGCCCTCAGAAACAGTAAACCTGTTGGGTTTCTTAACTCGTACACTATAGCCGATCTTCCTACCAGCCTGCGCAAACTCTTTTTCGTGTTGCCTGCGTATAACACGGGTAAATACCAATTTATTGTGTAGAATCCTTAGAATCTCTCTTGCGTATTCTGTAGGATTCAAAAAGCCATGTGACATAATTTACTCCTAAGTTAATGTTTATAAGTACAAGTACCTTATTAACTTATAGAGTAAGTTAAATCGGCAGTGATGCCGGGGAGCCTCTAAAAGATTTTTAAGCTACTTTAATTCCTTTTTTCTTCGCTAATTGCAAATTTCTTTTCCGTATCCACTCATCATCCGAGTCCTCAACCTTAGGTTTGTCATCTTTGGTGCTTCCGCCGCCCTTAGGTTTCTTAATCGGTGCAGGTTTTTTAGATACGTGTGTTTTTTTAGGTGTTCCCAGACTGGCTTTCACTTCACCAATTGCCATTAAGACTTCACCCGGATCATTATGTGACTTTATCTTTTGTATTGTCTCTGGATTTGCTCCCAGATGATATGCCAAGTCGGGGTCGCGGGATTTCAAAATGCTCTGGAAAATGAACTGGCCTTTTTGATCATTACCCAGATTTGCCTTGAGTTCGTCTACCACGTCATAATAATCAGGTTTTTTTTTGACGGCATCCCTTTCTTTGGCCGCCCAGTCACTGGCTAAGGTTTGTAGCTGCTGGTCTTTCTGTGTTCTTTGAGTTTCTTGTATAATTTCTTTTTTGATTTGCGCCCTGTCATAGGCACGGAGGTTCTTTTTGTACTGCTTTTCAGCTTTCTTGTACTCATTTACGTCATCGAAGTCATCTGGGTCTGGCTCTTCCGGCTCGTTTATGTCGGTATATTCCGGCTCCTGTTTTTTAGGCTGCTGCTCTTGCTTGAGTCTGTCAAGTTCCCTCTCAAGCTCCCTCCGGCGCTCCCGTTCAAGGAAAATTTCCCGCTTCATCCATTTAGGGGTTTTATCCTGGGTTTGGGTCTCTGATTCTTCAGTTTCTTCACCTTCTTCTGATTCTTCTGAGTCTTCTGAGTCTTCAGATCCCTCTGACTCTTCACTCTCTTCCTGGGATCCTTCTGATTCCGTGGAAGTGTCAACCTCTTGTGGTGCTTCCTCTACCGTTACACCGTCATCCATTCCCTCGGCCATGCCGCCGCCTTCCTCATCTGCATATAAACAGATGTTGAAGAAAATTAATTTCCTGAATAACTCCAGTATTTTAAACATATTACCTCCTACCCGGCCTATAAATCCGGTACTTTTTGTTGTGTGTGATATACAAGTTTGTTCATTTCTGATTCTTCTTGTATGATTTTTTCCTGTAAATCGGCGTTTGCTTTAATTACAGTGGTTTCGACTTTATTACCTGCGTTTATCTGTGCTACAGCTAATTTCGTCTGGTTGTCAGCGTTAGCAATAACCATTTTTGTCTGTCTTTCAGCGGCCTGGTCATTAAGTTGTGCGGATAATTCCTGGATTGCCTGTTGCATTTTTTGAGATTTCTGCACAAGCGCCATGAACTGAGCAGGATTAATTTTCCCGTCTTTTGATTTTATCATGCCAGGATATTTCTGCTCAAGAACGTATTGTATCCTCTCCACCATTTCCTGGGCGGAATTGAAATCCATATCCTTTGCAACCAGATCTGGGAAAGTCTCTGCAAAACCAGGGAAGGCTTTAGCAAATTCTATCAGATATTCCCTGTTTTGTTCCCTCTTTGTGTGGAAATCAGCGCCAACCTCAATTACAACGTCATAGGTTCCCTGGTTTAACTGATATGGGCTCTCTACAGGCATGCCATTTGCATCCCGGCGGACATTAGTTTTATTTATCTGCTGTTTGGTGATTGTTCCATCTTCTTCCATGATGCGAACGATTTCGTCCGGTGTGTCCCATATCTTGGGGATGATGTCAACCAGTAATCGTCCTGCATACTCCAGAGCTACAATTTGATGCTCGGTGTATTCATAGGTGCCTACGTCCGTTTTGCTTTGTAACGCCTTAACAGCCACCCCGGAACGCTCCTGGGAAAGAAGTCCCAAGGAAGGATCAGAGACACCAGAAAGAAATTTAATTGTATCAACCGATTTGCTTGACAGTCTATCGGCTCCCATAGGGACAGAATTGAATGTCACAAACTGCGGGGCAGGCATTACCTGGCCGTCGGGCCCCTCGACAATATCATACTCAAGAGTGGATTTTAGGTTAGTGTTGGATTCATCCCATTCCCTCTGATTTGATTTGAAACTTCCCTTTGCTGCCACCCATTTCGGTTTAGGCATGAGAGCAACACCCTCAGTTTCCGCGGATGACCAGAAGTTTAGCTCCTGCTGCGGGTCTTTTAGCCTGCGTACTTTACCTTGTAAATGCTGTTTACCGGCAATGTCATCTTCTTCCCCGAGCATTATCACCACCGGGATGTCACACCAAAGCAAATCAGCCTCTTCAATGAACCCGGCACCATCCATAAGAGCCCATTTTACTTTTTTCCGTTTTGTGGGGCGTTGGTCTACTATTTCAGGAGGTATAAACTCAGGCTCTTTCTCTAATATTTCCTCAATTTGCTTGTCATAAACTGATTTATATATTGCGTTTCCGTCTGCCAGTAGGTATAAAGTGTCAGGGGTATACTCCTTGTAATAGTACTCGGCCACTCTCACCTGCTCACCATACCAACTTGTTTGAAAAGAATTCTCAGTGTCAAGGCAGGTTATTTCCCTGTCCGGATACTCTTCTTGAAATGCATCTTTATCATAGGAATACTCAACAAACTGCCATTCCCTATCCGAATAGTCCAGTTTTTGAGCGCTTGGGTCTGGTATGATTGCAAGATTATTGCGGATTCTGTTAATAAAAACATCCTGCTTCATCGAATCCTCTTTAATGTAGTCCACGTCCATGGTGAACCCTCCAAGCCCGGTGTCTACAGTGTCACTGAAAGCGGTGTTATAAGCATTTTTTGCGTTGGAATTATTTTGGATGTGCCTAATTATCCCATTTAAGACCTTAGCCGTCTCCTCATCTGCTCCGTTCCCGTTCGGCACTACCCGAATCCGGGGCTTGTTCATTGCGTTTGAGTTGGAGATTTGGTCAGTGAAAACAGGGATCGTGTTTAGGGTGAGGCATGGGCGGCCTGTCGCTTCCCTTTCCGCTTTAATCTCACTTGGCCACTGTTTCCCACATTTGAATTCCTTATCTTCAATAGCCAATTGATGGAATTCGTTTAAAGCATCCTTGCCTTTTTGGAAGCGGCGGAGCGCTAATTCATGTGGTGTTAAGGGCATATACTACTTATTATATAATTAATTTATTTATAAAACAACTTAAATGTTAATAAGATTCCTGGGATAGAACTTCCATCTTTTGTAAGTTGTTAAACCACACTCCCTTACAATCCTTTCATGATACTCATGACAATGTTGACAGAGCCACAAGACATCTAACCATCTATCACTGTTGTACCCATGCCAATGATGAGCTTGCACCTTTTTCGTGCTTTCACATACTTGGCATTTATCAGCCTTTTTTAATAATTTAGACCTTATCGCTTTATAAACTTCCATCCTTGCTAATTTTTTAAGCCTTGAGATTTGCTGATCTTTTTTCTCACGCCATATCTGTTCTTGGCAAACTTCACAAATCATAATTACAGTCTCCACTCTCCTTTAAATACATACACAAATGGATTAGATAAAAGATACCACAATCTCTTTATGAGAGGTTTGGTATTTTTTACCTCGAATACGATACCACTATTCGATGTCGTACTACTCGTTTCTGTTGTTGGGATATAAACTTCTGCCATTATTCACTCCTTTTTATGTGATATTTATGCTAAAAAAACTCCGGTTTAGCAATAGCCCTGGTTAAAGCCATGAAACCCTGTTGTAATTGAGTTTTCCCAATCGAAAGCCAACGTCCATGCTCTGTACCATTTGGAGCTACACCCCACAATCTGGAAACAAGGTCACCAACCTCAGCGGCCTTTTCTTCGACTTCATTCATGAGATCTATTTCTTCTTGGGTAAGTTCCCGGTAGCCCTTAATTTTTCTATGTTGATTTTCCATCATTCACTTCCTTTTTTATGTGATTTTAAACTCCCCATTCTACCTGTTTTTTAACTTTCCGTGTGGGTTTTTGCCTAACATTAATCATTACCCCATCAAAAGGGCACATGACCACATTAGGGGCAGGGATAACCATGGCACCATTACACCGCGGGCATTTAACCGCGTCACTCAAGATAATTCCCTCACAACTATCCTGTTTGGGTCTGCATGCTCTGAACATAATGGACTAATCACTCCACAATCATCTATTGGTGTAAAACGGTTATTTACCAGCTTCAGTAACAAATCAGTGTCCTTTCCATCCCAGATTACTTTGATAAATTTTTCCTCTGAGCTTATTATCTTATCTATATTAGTTTCTCCTAATATATAAGTTTTTACGTGGTTATCAAGCTGAAAGTCTTCCCTGGTGACGATTTTATAGAGGGCAACCATCATTTCTGTGTGTAGTTTATCCACTTTTTGGTTTACCGCATCCATGAACCTGTCCCCTGGTATGGTTGATCGTAATTTTCTTCTGTTTTCGGGTGTTCCTTTAGGATTTCCTCAGCAAAGGTAAGGCAAAGGGCATCGGCACAATCAGGAGATGCCAGCCCCCGCCGTTTCATGTCCTCTTTCTTTTCAATGATTATCTGCTGTTTCGGGGAAAAATGATACTCCGGGGATACCAAATCAGATAATAGCTCCCTATCGTTTGGGAGATCAGCGCCAGCCTTCAACCAAGCCTTCACCCTATCCCACATCTCCGCCCTTTTGTTAAAATATTTCTTTTTATCCTTTGCTGGGCGGCCAGAATTAACTTCAATTATAAGGGAAGGATCCACCAATTGTTTTAGCCGGTCTACGACCCCGCCTCCGACACCGACTCCGTCAACGAACACTGCGTCCGGCTTAAGATTACCGATCTCTTCTGCCCCGAATGCAGCACTTTGCATAGTATCCACTCCCCGCCACTTTCGAATGACACGAGCCCTCCGCCCTTGCCTAGTAACGATAACATTTTGGTCATCGCCGAATCTTGCAACATCGAACCCAAGGAGAAGCGGGGATCCTTCGTAACCTTCCGCAGTAATTCGGTTAATCTCGGATATAAACTGATTTGATTCCGCTCTTGGAGGTAATCCTTTAACTCGTACTCTAACAAAATCTGAATCTTCGCCATAATCTTCTATCCATTTTTGAATTTGCTCTTTATCACTAAATTTTGATTCTCTACTGTCAATATCGTAGGTTTTCCAGCGGTGTTTGAACCTGCCCCAGCACTCATTAAACCTGCCAGTGTTCCGGGTGCGGTTGCCTGCCACTACCCAGTAGGCACCCTTAGTTGTCATTGCCCCTTCTACCACTTCCCAGATAGGATCGGCAATAGCGGAGGCCTCATCAAATATTATTAGTACATGCTCCTCATGGGTACCGGCAAATGCTTCTGTCCGTGATTCAGACCATGGGATTGATGCACAGAACCAGGTATCCGGGCGTTCTTTGAGATAGTACCGGGTTGCTATTTTTTCAAATAATGGAGCATCCAGCGCCCGGGAGTGCCATTTTCCCAGCTCCCGCCATGTTTTTGTGTCAAGCTGTGATTTGGTATTTGCAGTGACTACTATCTGTGGATTTGGGCGGGTAGCGATAAACCATTTTATTACCCAAGCAACAAAAGCAGTTTTTCCTACTCCATGCCCGGTGCCGATTGCTAGTCTGTGGTTGCTTGGGAGGTCATTTAGAGCATTTTCCTGCCATGTGTCAGCGATAGCGCCTAAAACATCTTCCACATATGCCAAGGGTTTGTCAGCATATTTGTAGAGTATTTCAGCCTCTTTTGCGCTCATCCCATTTCTGTTTTAGCGTTTCAGCAAATCCTATTTTCAACTCTCCGCTGTGCTCTATCTCCTGTTTGTCCCCATATTTCTTAGGAATTAATTTACTCATCAGCCATTTCCTGGTATCAATCCGGACCCGGGAACGTTGGATATTTTCTTTATCGACAAAAGGGGTTGCACCCTTACCATCCTTATCTTCTGATTTTTTAAACCCCATATCCATCGAGGTATCATCGGCGATTTCGAGGATTTCTTCAGCCATATCCTCGGCCATTTCCCGTTTTGCGCGTGCGTATTGGTTATTAAATTTTTCATTTTCACCTAGCCACCGATAAACAGTCCCTCGATTAGGCATATCTTTGGGATTACAAATCTTTCTTAGTGATTTCCCGTCGGCAAGGGCATTGCAGATTTTATCCGCTAGCCTTTTATTGTATTTTGTCGGTCTCCCACCTGGCATTATTGTTTCCCCGTGTATGCTACTGCCCCAACTCCTGCCCCTGCACCCAATAACATTAATTTTTTGATATCCTCTATGCTTATTCCCTCATCTGAGAACACTACATAGTTGCGGGCTTTAGATTCTACTCCTGAGAAAGTACCGGCGGGGTAATCTATGCCTTGAATTCCTAAAGCGTTTAAAGCTTTAGATGCCTCTTGTGGATTACCTCCACGATGATCGGAATAAAGTTTATAAAATGCTGATGCAGTTAAATCGTCTTCTTTTAAGTTTGGAAATGATTTTTTAGCTTGCTCAATAAGCGGTTTTATTTTTTTCTTCTGCGCTTTACTCAAAGGCTCATCCCACTTCAGATAATCACCCTCTGGGATGCGTGCGGTGTAAAAATGCTTACTTGAATTATCCCTTTCAAAGTCAGCCATTTTTTTATCCATATTCGAAAACTCTCTTAATTCCTTCTTTATCTCATCATTTATATTTAAATCTTCAATATATTTATTTGGATTCTGTGATGTTTCGTTCATTTTTTCAATATTTCTAAAATATTCATTGATTTCGTCGGTACTAACATTATACTTTTCGGCTGTTTTATCTATTCTAGGAATAATATCACTCATTTCGTGGTTCATTAAGCGCCATTCTTTTATAAGTGTAGGATCGCCCAATGCTTCAGCGTATTCTTTAGCGATATTCGGATTATCTGCAAAATACAAACCATGCCCAAATACCTGGCGTCCCTCACCGGTTCCGATCTTACTTAGGCTGAATTTATCGAATCTATGGGGGGAGCCATGGTAGACTTTTTTCCCTAGCGTTCCAGCCATTCCCTTTGCCATCCTCGGAGCCTTCCCCATCATCCCCATAGCCGCCAAACCCGGAGTTGGCAAATTAGCGACACCTTCCACCAATGCCCCAGCCATTCCAGCTGGTGAGATATCAGGATAGTAGCCAGGGTCATAACCTGCTTTTTCTGCTGCTCTTTTCAGGGATAGGGAACTCATCCCGAGACTTGAGGCAATGTCTTTCCCGGTGGGTGATTCCTCTGGGGGTTTAGTGAATGCCTTTGCCAAGGCTTTCATTGCTTGCAGTTCTGGAAAGGTCGATTTGTGTTTGACGGCTTCGATATATTTTGCTAACCCGGCTCTGGCTGGTGCTCCTGTCATCCAGTCCATGGTTCTCATTAAATTTATGAGCCCATCAAGAGGTCTTTCATTCGGGGGAAGTCCTTCGGCCCCTATCGGTTGATAAACAGGCTCACCTTGGTACTCTGGTTTATACCCATAAGCAGTCGGCCTTATTTCCTGGCGTTGTTCTGCTGGTGTGAATCCGTAAAGTCTAGGCATAACTCAACTTTTATTGTATTTTATTGGTCTACCTGTTGGCATTATTGTTTCCCAATTGTAACTTTAAAATTCTTTTCTCTCATCATTTCTTGGATACCGACATCAATAATGAAATCAAGCCGGATATTATCCTTCTCCATATCAGCCACACATGTGTACCCAAAAGGGTAATCTGGCGGTTTTTCAATATTCTTCATAACTCAATCAACATAAATGTTTTGAGGATACCCCAGTTCTTTGAGTCTTTTGAGAAATTTGATGTGTTCGTACCCAGCGTATTTTACACCAAAATCCTCCAAATAGAGGTCAAAAAACATCTTTATAGCGCTCCGGGCACCCTGCCTTACTTCGGTTGTTTGTTGATCCATTTGGTTATTTTCCTCTCCACCCATCTTACTAAATGCCTCCCTGTTATCCCTCGGTTCATTCCGTCACGATATACCTCATGGGTCTTTTTTCTGATTTCTGCTTTCGTCAGCACTCTACTCCCAGCAATTGGTCTTCACAAATTACCACATTTTCCGTGATAGGGTCGATATCTACAGGTTGGCCATGGTTGCGCCAGTAGTAAACAGTATCCCCAGGTTTTACAGTGTGTGGGGTTCTTTTTCCGTTTTTTGCTTTCTTCCCGGTTCCCACATGTTTAACAATCCCCTTCCGGGCTCTTTTGTTTGGGTCATCCGGGAGGAAGATGTGTCCTATTTTTTCCTCTTTTACACGTTCCAGTATGATTTTGTCTCCGAGTAATCGCATTTTTACCTCATTGTGGATTTTAATTCTTTTGACACATAACCATTCACAACATCATCGATATTTGTAGTTTGTTTACCGCATTTAGTACAAGTCAAGATATTTCCGCGACTTATAGCGCTATACCCAAATGTTAGAGGGTCTTTGCAAGAGCATGGGA